CTACTTAGTAAGAGTCCTTCGAAAGACTGTTCCTTGTAGTAACTTAGCCCATCTTCGCCACAATCGTAGCGATATTGGATCTTTTCCTCTCTCTGGAGAATTAACTCGCGCAAACGATACCGGTTTAGCCGGAACAAGTGCGGCTTCCCTTGATATTTCAAGGAAATTAAGAAGCACTTGTTGCATATCGTCTGGTAACAACCACTTAGAAACTACTAGTGATTGCACCTCTCTAGATGCCTCTAGAAGGGCTTCTCTTTCAGGTAAAATCTGGAAGTCAAAGAGTGCTGCAAGAGCAACCCTTATATCCTTGATCATACCCTCAGTCATCATAGGCGATGAGATCGCTCTAAGATTTTCTGGAGAGTAGGGTCTAAACCCTCTAACTGAAATCGGTTGAGAAACTAAATTCTCGGGGTCATGGATAACCATGAAGCCTTTGGCGATTTCCTTCGCCTCGGCGGGTCCAGGTATTACCTGGATCTCCTCACCACCTACCAGTACTTTATGTAACTGGGATGGTCCCGATGACCAATTAGCTTGATCATAAGGCAATACTGGAACACAATATCGTTGTGATATTATGTCCAGTAACAAAGGATCTTTACTCAATCCTGGCGCGAACTGCGGATACAATCCGGGGTCCTCCAGGACTGCCGTATATCTTTTGGATATAGTATTCAGTAAATTTCTGAATTCGACTTGAGTAAACTCGCTGAAGAATTTATAAAGATCTACCGGCCAAGGACTAACTTTTGGTTTTCCTAGCTCAAAGAATGGTATAACGTCAGAGGCGGTGGTTGGCAGTGCGTCAGCCACTACGAGTTTCTTCATAGTAGCCCCAAGGTTGTGGAAACCTTGTGAAACACGCGACAACGCTTGGTACTTAAATCCAAGCACCCTAGCCAGTTCCAACCTAGATAGGTAATACTTCCTACTAAATTGGAGGATATCTCCGTACCCGGAAAGGGCTGCGAAGTATTCCTTTAAAGGCACAGCGGAAATATCATTTCCCTGGTGGAAAATTCTTTTAGCAAACTCTAGAGTTGTACCTTTTCGGCACAATACAGATTTCGCTAAACCAATCTCCATTCCTATTAATCGGATAACCTTTATGTACTGTTCTGCAACGGCCCTGTTAAATATAACAAGGTCGTCACCTAGGACTGCGTAATCCTTAAACCACGTACCAACTGGAACTACACCTGCTTTCCAGGCTGAAGCCTGCACCAAGAAATGGTGTGTTAAAGCTAGCATCGCCCAAGAGGATAGTGCTCCCATCGGCTGTCCCACTGCATACTTAAGTATTGCAGAGACACCA